TCAGGTAGCATATTTGGTGGTGTTTCTGGGAATAAGATTACTGCCATTGCTGGTGAGTCTTCTACTGGGAAGACTTTCTTTAGTCTCGCTGTGGTTAAGAATTTTATGGATAGTAATCCTGACGGTTACTGTTTGTACTTTGACACTGAGGCAGCAGTTAACAAATCTCTTCTTTCAAGTCGTGGCATTGACCTAAGTAGACTGGTTGTTGTAAATGTTGTTACGATTGAGCAGTTTAGACAGAAGGCACTACAGGCTGTTGACATATATTTAAAAACACCAGAAGGGGAACGTAAACCTTGCATGTTTGTGCTAGACTCTCTGGGTATGCTCTCCACAGAGAAAGAGATTCGTGATGCTCTTGATGATAAGCAGGTTAGAGATATGACCAAATCTCAACTTGTTAAAGGTGCATTTAGAATGCTCACTTTAAAACTTGGTCAAGCAAACATCCCCATGATAGTAACCAATCACACCTATGACGTCATCGGATCATACGTTCCCACCAAAGAAATGGGTGGAGGCAGTGGCCTCAAGTATGCAGCAAGTACAATCATTTATCTCAGCAAAAAGAAAGAAAAGGACGGAACAGAAGTCGTTGGCAATCTTATTAAAGCTAAGACAGCAAAGTCGCGTCTGAGTAAAGAGAATAAGCAAGTCACAGTTCGTCTCTACTATGATGAGAGGGGACTGGACAAATACTATGGTCTGCTAGAACTTGGAGAACTAGGTGGTCTCTGGAAGAATGTAGCAGGCAGGTATGAGATGGATGGTAAGAAGGTCTATGCTAAGGCAATCCTGAAAGACCCTGAAACATACTTCACCCCTGAGGTGATGGAGAAACTAGACACAATTGCAAGGAAAGAATTTAGTTATGGAGAAAGTTGAGTTTCTTGTTCTCAGGAACCTATTACATAATGAAGAGTATTTAAGAAAAGTAATTCCATTCATCAAACCTGAATTCTTTGAAGACTACAATCAAAAGGTAGTCTTTGAGGAGATTGTTGACTTTGTAAATCAATACAATGAGAGACCTACTAAAGAAGTCTTGAGTATTGAATTACAAAAAAGAAATGATATCAACGAGAATAGTTTCAGAGAGATTGCTCAACTCATCAACTCTTTGGATGAGTTTCCAGCAGAGTATGAATGGTTGCTTGATACCACAGAGAAGTGGTGTAAAGATAGGTCTATATATCTGGCACTGATTGAGTCAATTCAGATTGCAGATGGTGGTAGCAAGGAGAAAACTCCTGATGCTATTCCATCTATTTTGTCTGATGCACTTGCAGTGAGTTTTGATAACCATGTTGGTCATGATTATCTTTTAGACTACGAAGAAAGGTATGAGTCTTACCACAGAAAAGAGAATAGAATTCCCTTTGACTTGGAATACTTTAACAAGATTACAAAAGGTGGTCTTCCTAATAAGACACTCAACATCGCTCTTGCTGGTACTGGTGTTGGCAAGTCTTTGTTTATGTGCCATATGGCTTCTTCTGTTCTTCTTACTGGTAAGAACGTATTGTATATTACTATGGAGATGGCAGAGGAGAAGATTGCAGAAAGAATTGACGCCAATCTTTTGAATGTAAATATTCAAGACATAGGTGAACTTCCTAAACAGACTTTTGAGAAGAAGGTAACAAGCCTCGCACAAAAGACTCAAGGAACACTTATCATCAAAGAATACCCAACTGCAAGTGCTCATAGTGGACATTTTACAGCACTTCTTAATGAACTTGCACTTAAGAAGTCATTTAGACCTGACATTATTTTCATTGATTACCTTAATATTTGTGCTTCCTCTAGGTATAGGGGAGGCAGCAATGTTAATTCATATACAGTTATTAAGTCTATTGCTGAAGAACTTAGAGGGATGGCTTGTGAAGCAAACGTCCCTATCGTTTCTGCCACGCAGACCACTCGTTCTGGTTTTGGTAGCTCTGATGTTGAGCTTACTGATACAAGTGAGTCCTTTGGTCTCCCTGCTACTGCTGATCTTATGTTTGCCCTTATTTCTACTGAAGAGCTCGAATCCTTGGGACAGATACTTGTAAAACAATTGAAGAATAGATATAATGATGTGAACATCTTCAAGAGATTTGTGGTAGGTATTGACAGAGCAAAGATGAGACTGCATGACTGTGAGCAAGTAGCACAGGATGACCTTCTTGACAATAAGAAAGAAGAGGAGTATAGTTATGATGAAAAACCAAAGAAGTCATTTGATGGATTCAAATTCTGATATGGGACTTACTACTAAGAAATTGCAATCCCAACTTGCATCAAAATTACAATCCCAACTTGCATCAAAAGAGTTACCACACTATTATATGTTGTATACTGGAAATCCAGTAGCACCTACCAGGTGTTGTGGAACACTGCAAGATCTAATGACAATGTTGGATCATTATCCACATGCCAAGTGGGAGAAAGTTTATTTACCTAACCCTGAGACTGTTGATGTGAAAGCAATTGCAGTTGAAGAACCACTTGCACTACCACCCCTTAAACTTAAAGGGCAGGAGATTCCCTTACAACAAAATCTCCCTCAATCTGAACTTAAAGAATTAGAACTATGACAGTAGACACAGAGAAGTATCTTGAATTTGTAGAAGGTGTGACTAGTGATCCTAGTCTTTATCTTGATTTTTTGATGAGGCGTATTGCTGAACTTGAAGTTCAGGAAGCAAATGTTCCTCAACTCCTGACTGCTGCACTTGGGATGTCTGCTGAAGCAGGTGAGTTCACTGAGGTTGTCAAGAAGATTCTTCTTCAAGGTAAACCATATGATGAAGATAATATCTTCCATATGAAACGTGAACTTGGTGACATTTGCTGGTACATTGCTCAGGCATGTATGGCACTTGACACTACCTTTGATGAAATCATTGAAATGAATGTAGAGAAACTGAAAGCACGCTACCCTGGTGGTGAGTTTGATGTTCACAAATCTGAAAATCGTAAAGAAGGAGATGTATGATTAATCTTGAATTGGATGTTAGGAGTGCAGTGGCTGTAAGACAGGCATTGTTCCGTGAACAGAATGGATACACATTGGATATAACTTGTTGCCCAACAAGAATCATTGATATCCGTAACATCATTGTAGAAATTGACACACAAATTGAGGAGACATTGAAAAATGAAACTACTGACACTTGATGATTATCAGAGAGCAGGTGAAACCTTTTGGCCTAAGTACTGGTACATATCTAAAGAACTTGGTGAAGGTGCTAAGGCAGAAGATATCTTGAGAGTTATGGAAGCAGTTGGTGGTGTTGCATTGAAGTTAGCACTAGAAGAAAAATCAGCAGGTCCATTTGGATTTAACAAAGTAAAAGAGGGAGAGGATGATTCAGACATCTGTTAGTGAAGTAGTTGCTCCAGAAGGAGCAGAACTTATTGATGAATGTTTCTATGTCTGGGAAACTAGGTATGGATTATATTCTACTATGACAAAGCAAGGTCGTAAGATGATGACTGGTGCTACCAAAGATGGTGTTACCATTATGACTCGTTGGCATCTTAAGTGTGAACAAGATGGTACTCTTGATCAATACACAAGAGTTGTTGGGGATGCTATTGTTGATGGCAAGTTGTAATGCTCACTATTGTTAATCACATTTCTGCTTTTTGGACAGTGGTGGTTATGAATTGTATTCAACCTGTCAACTGGGAAGCATGTCTACCAGTACATGAATGGTTGATACCTGGTATAATAGAGGGAGTTGAGATTTATCTTAATCCCTCTTCAATATATGAGAGTGAGAGAGAAGTTCTACATGATATAAATATAAAAAAGTAATGTATGTAAGAAAGATGTCTTCATCAATGCGTAACTTTATGGAAGCATATTCTGCTGTTCATAATACAGAAGCAAGAGAAGAACTCAGTTCAGGCAGAGATCACATCAGTGAGATGGATCTTTCTCATCTGACTTCTGGTGATCTAGTTGAGATCGCAGAACAAGTTCTTGAGATTGTTTTTGAAACACTGACAGTGAAAGAAGCACATGAAGTTGTAACTTCAGTGTTTGATGTTGAAACTGGAATTGAAGGAAGAGCAAATAAAGTTGACAGATTGAATGAGGCATTTAATAGTGCTTTTGCTGAAGTTGGTACAAAGGCAGCATCAGTTGCACTTGAGCACTTTGCACAATACAGACATAATAAGAAACTCCAAGAGACTTGGACTGCTAGGTTCAACCAAGAGAAGAGAGTTGCTAGAGTTCATGGTAGATTGGTAGCAGAAGAAGTAGCATCTGTTAGAGCAAGACTTCTCACTATGATTGATGAGAAGGCACAGAAGTGCTGGGATACCCACAAGAAAGTGGGTATGAAAAAGAAGGGTGGTAAGATGGTCAACAACTGTGTCCCTAAGAATGAAGGATACATGGCTCTTCCAAAAGAGAAGATGGCACGTCAGGCTGATAAGGCATATGGTAAGGAGCAATCTGCTGCTAGCAAGGGTGATGAGAAAGAAACCAATAAGCAGATGCAACGCAGAATTGCTATGAAGGACCCTGCTGGTCGTAAGGCTTCCCTCAAGAAAGAAGAGGTTGAGCTTGAAGAGAAGAAGATGTCCAAGGCTAAGCATAAGGAAGAAGCCAAGAAGGGTAAGAGATGGCAGGACTCTGATGGTGATGGTAAGTGGTATGAGAAGGGTGATGATGTTGCTGAAGCAATAGATGCTAAAGGTGCTGCTAGAATGGATGCTGCCAAGGGTAAGAAGAAAGAAACTCAAGATCAAATTGATAAGCGTTTGATGCTAGGTAAGCATTCACCTGCTGTAAAGTACGCTAAGATGAAGAAGGAAAGTGTTTCATTCTCACAAAAAGAACTTGATGCATTTGAAGCAGTTGTTAATTCCTGGGAGGACTGAGTGAATGGCAGATACTAAAAGGCAAGAGGAGGCTTCTCTTGTTGCCTTCTATTACGCCATTAACGAGGGAGCATCATTAGAGCCATATGAAGATGAAAAATTAATTGAGGCATTGAAAGATGTTTATCCAGTAGTGATGTCTGAGAACGCTAAGTGGTATAAAACATTTTTAAAGCAATCTAAGGTTCTTCTTAATTGGTTAGGTCACAGAGAAGGATCTAAGGATAGTAGTTACAGTTATGCCAGATGGGGATCAAAAAAAGTAACTGGTATTCCTGCTTCTCAATATACATCTGTATATGAAGATGTTTTTGATGGGTTTAATGCAGATCAAAAAGCACTTTTTGGTAAGGGTGGTGGTGTAAAAGATAGTTGGAACACCACGGATGTTTATATCTGTAAAACTGATAAAATTAAAGATATAGAAGACACTGTTGATAGTGTAATTAAAGATTCATTGTCATCATCTATTAAATCGTCAGATGTTGCTGAGATTGAAATAGCTTGTATTAACAGGTATTTTGCTAGTTTGCTTAGAGATAAAATATGTGTTGGCATTTCTCTTAAAGAAACTGATTATGGTGATCCAAAAGTTACTGAGACAAATGTGGGTAGCACATTTATTTCAGATATAGGTCAACCAGAAGCAGAACTTACAACCCCTTTACATACGTGGATGGAGATAGTTGAAGGAAAGGGTGCTTCTGGTATTGATTTTAAGGGTAACTCAATGACATATAGAGCATCCTTTAATGTTGGTGAATATAATAAAAATTATAAGTATGAAAGTAAAGTGTCTTCATTGATGAATCATGCTACTGAACCAAGAGATATGGTTAGGGGAGCAAGAGGTGGTCTTACTAATGCAAGAGCAAGGAATGGTTCTATTCCTGTTCCCAAGATGACAAAAATGATTAAAGATTATAGTGGTGAGGATATGAATCATAATATCCCAAGGAATGGTTTTTCAACCAGTCAAAAAACATATTGGAAAGATTACATTAAAAAAATTGCTGCTGATAGTACAGTCAGAAAGGAATTTGGTGATTTTTCAATTACATCTGGTAAGACCACTAAAAAATATTCACCAGAAGAATTTTTAGATAAAGCATTTTTGATTGATGAAGGGTTCAAAGCAAAAACGACTGGGTTCCCTCTTAAATTAAGAAGTAAGTTGAGAATACTTAGATATATGAAAGCATTTATCAAAGCAAAAAGATCTGGAAGAATGGAAGAATTGATAGCAGAGATTTACTTTGCATCCTCTAAGGTAAACATGAAGGATGGTGATCTCTCTGGTCCTTTCATCAAGATCCAGTAAAGGAACTGGCACACAGATTTGACAGCAGGGCAGAGACCTGCTATGATAGACCTATACAAGAGATGACTATGATTGACCTGAGGACTGGCAACTGCATTGAACTTGCCAAAGGTCTTGAAGATAACTCAATTAACTGTACTGTAACTTCTCCTCCCTACAACAAGTGTGGTGTAGGTGGGGGTTTGTTTCGTAAGATTGAATATGCTGCCTTTGATGACACTCTCCCTGAGGATGAGTACCAGGAGCAGCAGATTGAACTGTTAGATATTCTGTTTGATAAGACAAAAGATGGTGGTTCTTTGTTCTACAATCATAAGGTAAGGTATCACAAAGGTGGTGCTATCTCACCTTGGGCATGGTTGACAAAGACTAAGTGGAATATCAGGGAAGAGATTGTCTGGAACAGAGGTAGTGGTCCTGAGATTTCAGGATACAGGTTCATCCAGACTGATGAAAGAATCTTCTGGTTGTGTAAAGGAACTAAGCATCCCAGACTGCCTAGACGTTCTGCTAACTGGACTAGTGTCTGGAAGTTTGGTCCTGAGATGAAGAATCCTCACCCTGCACCATACCCTATTCAACTTCCTGCACGCTGTATTCAAGCAGTAATGCAAGAACCTGGTACTATTCTTGACCCTTACAGTGGTTCTGGTACTACTGGTTTGGTTGCAACTATGCTTGGTCATGATTATATTGGGTTTGATCTGTCAGAAGAGTATCATGACATGGCAAGAAAAAGGTTTGAGAACCCTTCCAAGAATGACATCAGGAAGTTTACTGATGAGACTGGTGTTGCAGCAGTAACTAATACTGATGTATTCAGTCTGGCTGATAACTAAATACACTTATGGGTAGTACTTATTAAGATATAGTAATGAAGAGTTTTCTTTCATTCTTTACTGAAGCAAGGTCCTCTAATGCTGCTGAGACTGCAGCAAATATGGGATTAGATGGAGATGGTCACGGCAATTGGTTCAAGAAAGGACAATTGTTTGCCAAAACTGTTAATGGAAAATTGGAGTATGTGAAGAAAAGGGAAGCATCCAAAAAGGATGAACCTAAACAGAAAGCACAAAAACCCCAAGAACAACCATCACAATCTAAACCTAAGGCACAGGAGACTGATAATGGAGAAAAGAACTCAGGAGGAGATGAAACAAACTCTGGAGAGTATGGAGCGTTTGGGGACGGAAAACCAAGAAGAATGCCGCAACCTACAAGAGCAGATGGTACTCCTAAAGATGATCTTGGACCTCTAACTGTTACATTTGGTAGGTTCAATCCACCTACAGTAGGACATAAAAAGTTATTAGATCAGGCAAAGAAGGCAGCAGGTAAGGGTGCATTAAGAATTTATCCATCAAGATCACAGGATGCCAAGAAAAATCCATATGATGCTGATGAGAAAGTTGACATTATGAAGCAGATGTTCCCAGATCATTCTGAGAGTATTGTGAATGATTCTAATTCAAAGACTATATTTGACGTTTTGAAGCAGGCACATGAAGATGGATATTCAAGTGTTAAAATTGTGGTTGGTGGTGATAGGGTCAAAGAGTTTGACAAACTCTCAGGAGATTACAATGGTAAACTCTATGATTTTTCTGGTGTGGAGACTGTATCTGCTGGAGAAAGAGATGAAGACGCTGAAGGTGTAGAGGGAATGTCTGCTTCTAAGATGAGAAAAGCAGCAGCAGACAATGATTTCAAGACATTTAGAACTGGTGTACCTAATACTCTTGATGATAAAGCAGCAAAATTGATGATGAATACTCTTCGTAAGAAGATGCAAGTCAAGGAAGGTTGGAGTCTGTGGGAGATTGCACCTAAGTTTGACTGGAAAAACTTGAGAGAGAACTATGTCTCAGGTGCTTTATTCAAGTT